CAGTACCACCACCATCGGGAGCAAGACCAATAACACTAATAGGGCTTCGGCCTAAAATAACCTTCCTTGCTCTTAATATTCTATTTGTCAATTCAGAAGCACTACCAAACAGACCGGTAACCTGTGCATTTGTCAAACTTTCAACATCATCATAATGCTGGCCTGCTGTAGCTGTTCCATCAGTACCAATTTGGCCGACTAGTAATATTCTGAATGGCTCGGCTGACTGTAAACCACTTGCAGCCAGTAATTGAGCTGTAATTTTAGGTAAACTTGTAACACTCATTTATTTCTCCTTATTTTCAATTTTATCATTCATAGCCTTATTCTCATAAGACTCTTTGACCATTTTCTTTTCTCTCTTCTCTTTGACAACCTCTAAACAGCCCCCTTCTTCTATTTTTCTTCTAATATAGAGTTCTTTATCGTCAACTATTTGACCTTCTCTATATTTTCCGAACCTTTTTGTAACTTTGTATTTCATTTAACCCTCCAAATCCATATAACTACCGTCTTGCGATTCAGCAAAACTTATGTCTATACGCCTAAAAGCCCTTGTAATAGAGCCATTTGTTCTAAAAGTATCTTGAAAATCATACTCAATAGGTTGCTCAAATGTATATGCATGACCATAATAAGCCCTATTATACGCTATACTTCCATGCGTAATCAAAGAGCAAGTATATTTTATGCCATCTATAAAACTTGCACCAGCAGTGTAACCTAAAAACAGATCATATAATTCATTATATGCTAATTGTACTGCGGTTCTTGCGGCTATATCGTTTGTAGTTGGTATAATAACAACAATACTAAACGTCCCGGCTGCCTTTATCATTGCCTGTGTTTGTATTGTATCTGCTCTATTAAGATCATTTACAAGGTTTCTATCTTTACTTATTACATAATCTTCCATTATCAGATACAACCATAAGTCATTAGGCGGATTTTCTGTATACACTTCTTGCAATCTTTTTACATCTTCTACTATTCCAAACCTATAACCTGTAATATATTTAATTTGTGGTATTTGTAATTCGTCAAACTCCGGTAATCCTGTTAATAGTATATTTATAGTATTTGTAGTTACACTGTCAATAACCAAAGGCTGATTTAACCCATAACTCCAGTTCTCTCTTAATAATTCATTACCAGATAAAACAGGTAAAGTCTCAATATTCAACTCAAATGTTGTAGAAGTAGGCACGTTAATAACTTCAAACTCTCCGTTATACTGGCTATCTGTAAACCCTAACATAGTAGCTGTATATCCGGTTGTAAGATCATGCGGCTTGCTAGTTGTAAGTTGCAACAATCCAGAAACAAGATTTACTGCGGTTATTCTATTATCTATCAATGTATCGATTACCTGTATAGTCTGCCCGGCTGTAAACCCATGACTTGTACTTGTTATTTGTAATGTCTGTGGACTCCCGGCTAATATCTGTGCGCTTGAAGGTGTAACTTCATCTGTAAATAAATCAGTAACTTGAGGAATCCATGTTAATAGATGATTATATATATTATTAGGAGTGTATTTCATTTAATCTCCTGTATAATTTATAGCTCTCGGCCTGATTTGTCTTTACAAAATAAGGCCTTGGACTCATGTTCCTTGTCCCATCTTCTAAATATGCCGCATATTCAGCATCGGTATACACTACTAACTCCTGTTGTCTTGCCTTATACCCAAAACTATTTGCCAGACGACCAGACCTATTAGCAGGCGGTTCACCCGGAGCACTTGCTATGTATTCACGACCTCTATATTTATAAACTCTTCCTGATCTTGTGCCAGTTACAATTACTTTATGAAGCTCTTCAGTAACATCTTTTCCATAGTCCGAAAATGCATTTCTTATGCTATCATCATGCTTTTTCTTTAAACCGTTTCTCAAGATTTCGTCTATATATTTTTGCCCTCTTCTAACTCTAAGCACCTGCGGCCTCTTTGTCTACAAATCCTGTTTCCCTGCAATACAAAGCCAAGTAAGAATCTTGTTCATCTAAATTACTACAGCTTAGTAACTTAAATCTTCGATTCTTTTGACGTTCTATTTCAATAAACAGCTTACCGTTATCCATTTCATATATTGTCTGGTCGAACGGAATATAAACAATATGTGTTACACCATCTTCTATTCCAACACCTGCAAATCTAGCAGTAGGATTTCTTACTTCAATCTTACCCATAAACTCAGACACAAGTGTAAAAGTCTCTGTTATTCCCGGTCCATTAAACCCACCGCCTACTTGTCTTCTCTCAAGTACCTTAATGTAATTATCCATAGTGCCGGCGCAAAGAGTTATACGGCTGAATATAGTTTTTACACATCTAACAGCCATAGCAACCACCTATAACAGTTTTGCTAACTGACATCTGACTTAACATTCCTTTTACATCGCAAGGAACAGGATAGCCATTTAAATTACATTCACTAGAACAATCGCCCCTGTTAGTATAATGGAAAGCAACTATTTTCTTTATTGCTGTTTTAAACATAGTAGGAATTTTTGCCGCTGTGTCTGTTTCTGTTGGCAAGTACCCTATACTGTATGTTACACGTACTTTATAAGCGTTATCTCTTGTCTCATAAGGTACGGATTCATCAAAATATATAGTAGCCCAATCACGCTTCTCAATCTTCTCAGTTGTGTTCTCATATAACCCGTCAATTGTTGGTATTCCTCGATCAAACTCATTCCAAATATTATTAGCAAGATACTCAATCTTTTCTATATCTGTAATCTGTATGATTGGACTACGGTTAAGTAATAATTTCTCATTTCCATTACAAAAAGAGTAAAACAAATCTTCCAGATCATAGTAAGCCTCAATCTTTTTCCTTCTTAGGCTTATCCATGTATAATTTTCTATTATTTCAGTTGCAGTTACAATTAAATCTTTGATTAAATCATATTGCATAGTAATTGCAGACTGGGCAAGATTGATCCATTTACCAACTTCCTCCACGCTTACTATAAGCTCATTCGACACCTCGATAACTTTGTTGATCTCAGGTTTAATCGTTGCCATATCTGCTATTCATCCTCTTTCTTTGAAGATTTCTTATCAAGTTTTTTGTGTATTGCTTTTTTCACATCATCAGAAACTTTTTTAAAGCTCTCTGTATAATAATCAGCATATCCAAGGCGTACATAATCAGTAGCCTGCATTCCAGAAATATTTATTACATTCTTTTTCTTAACATCATCATCGGTAATTTCTATGACTTCATATTCATTCCGATACTTTCCTGCTTTTTTAAAAATTAAAGGGATCATATTCCATCCTTATAATATTAAGGGGCAATAAAGCCCCCTTTATTATGTTGTCCGTTTTGGACTTGTTACAATTGCATCTCCGGTGTCATCTGGACAGTTAATGTCAGCAGTAGCAAGTTTAGAACTTGTTACTTCTCCCGGTTGTGCTTGACCACAATTCAATTCTGCCAAAGCTGTTGCTGTAATATCAACAGTAGTAGCAGTAGTAGTTGTAACTTTCAATCTTACATATCTTTTTTTGCTCACACATCCAACACGTACAACACCAGCAGCATCTACTGGGTATTGTGTTGGGTAAGTTAAAAGAATAGAACTTGATATATCAGCAGCATCTGCTAAAGCAGCGTCGTCTCCTTCTTCAAAAGTAATTGCGCTGATTTCCCCAGCTGTTACATCAGTTACATTAACTGCCACTACAATAGAACCATAAAATTGAGTATCTATGATTTCACCTAAAGTATCTGTGGCAGTTGTAATATTGGTACTGTCTAAAGCAATTACACTTTTACCAGTAGAAAATCTATCATAATCCATTTTTTACCCCCTTATCCATTTCTCTTCATTAAAATTCCAGCTTCTTTTAATACCGGTTGTCCGTGTGTCCATTTCATTACTTCAAACTCAACAGTAGCTTTTTTCTTCTGTGTAACTTCATCACGAATAACAACCATGTCTGTACGATCAGTAATTACATAGAATTCGGCCATGTCAGCTAATAAAATAGCGTTTCCGTTTGCCGCGGTTACATCATCCATATCGATAAATGCGCTTGAATAAGGAACACCGTTGATAGTAGCAGGACTACCAGCAGCACTATCGCCAAAAGGCCCAGCCCAAAGGTATCTGCCATTAACAGCATCTTTCAATGTTCTCAAATACGCAAGAGTTCTTCTGTTAAAAAAGAATCTAGGATTATAACCAGTTTTTAACTCACCTGTCATTGCAATAATATCATCAAATGTAATTGTCGCACCGGCTGTAGTGTACAAGGGTACATTAGGATCGGCTACAAAACCCAAAGGTTTTTTAACACCATTACCACTTACAAATGCGCTACCTTCGGCTTGCGCAAAGGCTTTTCTGGCTACGTTCATAATTCTTTGAGAAACGTTATAAGCTGAGTTATTCAACATATCCCAAGTAATTGGAACAGTCTTAGCCAGTCTATGAGGAGTCAATAGCTCATTGGTGTAGTTAGCTGTTGAATTATCTGTATTCTCTTCTGCTTCACCTTCCCATTGTGCAGTACCTACGCCCTGCTCGATTGGCATATTAATTGATTTTCCGGTAATTGTTTCAACGTTGGCAAATTGTCGCATTGGTGAATATTCTATAATTTGTTCTCGAAGTCTTGCGCTCCATTCTTGAGGCACTAAAAATCCACCAGCTTCGTTGATGTCTGTTCTATACAGATCATTAGCGGCTTTCATTTGCATAACAGCATTTTGAAAACTTCCAATCTCGGAAGGAATATCATTTCCCTGTGATTTAAGCAACAATTCAGTTTCGTCAAGAAACCTTTGTGCTTCATTCGGGGATTTCTCGGCAAACCTTGTCCATGACTTTGTAAAAATAGAATTAGCTACAGCATGAGGATCAAGTTGTTTGGCTTCCTGTGATCTCATAGAGCCTAACTGCTCTAAATGTTCAACACGCTCTTTTAATTCTTTTTCTGATTTTTCCTGTTCTGCAATTTTAGCGACCAGCTCTTCATTCTTGTCATCAAACTCATTTAATTTTGCCTGTGTATTCTCCATCACTCTCTTGTATTCTGCGGATTCTACACCGTATTTATCTTGAGTTTCATGTAATTTTTTTATTGCCAAATTAACTTCATTCAGCAAGTTGTCATCAAACTTTTCACTCATTATTTTCTCCTTTATTAAAGTTTTGATTAAATTGTTTAAGCGTTTCTTTGAACTCTGTCAATGCTTTGCTTTCTTCCTCTGTATCATGTGCAATTTCCTTTGTACCTAATACACCAGCAGCATATTTAACAGCAGCTTTAGAAACTATTATATCATCGTCAAACAGCTTTTCACAATCACGCTCCTCTAAATACTGAATAGTAATATTATCAATTAGCGTTTTGCCGTCCGACTTAAAAGGCTTCTCACGTTCCATTATTTCGTAATATTTATTTAATAATGATTTAATTTTAGATTTATCCTCGTTTGGTATTTTTAATCCGCCCCTTGCCCCTGAGATAGCACCAACTATAGCAGATAAAGCACGAGGGTTTGCTTTCATTTTTCCATCTTCTACGTAAATATAAGGCAATTTATAAGCACTGAAATTCTCGGAATCTTCTTTGTCATAATACATGAACCCGTTTTTATATGTAGCACTCGGTTTATCTTCGCTTCCTGTAAACTCTCTTATCTGTTTGATTGATTTGTTTTTATCCCATGCAGAATCAGTGCCGATTGATAACATTTTCCCTGATACAGCTTTTTCCATCTCTTCCATTTTCTTAACAGATTCAATCTCTGCCTTAGGGTTCATTGGTATAGATACAAGACTATTTTCCAATAATGTTAATTTTTTTAATAATCTTATATTGCCTTCATATTCATATTCATCGACCATATATCCTATTGACATTCCTTGGATAGACCCGACCTTGACTTGAGGAATTACACGCTCTCTTACAAAGCTATCTGATTTAGGTAATTTTATCTCAACTTTGAGTCCCTTGTCATCTTCTGTAAAACAACCCTTACCAATAGGCTGATCCATCTTATGTTGCCATAGAATAGTTTTAGTATTACACGCTTTTAAATCGTCTGCAAAAGCACCTTTCATTACAATGTCATTGCCTAAATCAACATTACCAAAAGTGCTTGCATATCCAACAATAGTATAATTATCAACGTCGGTTTCTTCAAAAGATTTGATTTCAAAGCTTGCATTTATATATTCCATACTCTGTCCCCTTATTATTATATAACATAATTTCTATTTGTCAACAACTTGTTAATAAATTGTTAAAAAGTATTAAGTTATTAACAACTTATTCACAACCCAACACTTACGCACCTACAATTTACCAAATTCTTAGCACTTGCTCCCAAACTTCCATCTCCCGGAAACATTAACAACTCACCGCCGACCTGATAAGGCTCTAAGTAATATTGCTCTTGACCATTAGCCGCATTATGTATATCTCTTACCCTTGCGTCTCCCATAGTCATCCATTTTTTTTTAGCTGTTAATAACAGTCCTGTCAATATTGCCTCAGGCTTAATATCTATTTCATTGTATATCTGGTAACTGGTATAATCTCCTGATAAATCATACAACTCTTTAGCTCTTTGTCTATTCTGTTCAAGTATTATCTGCTCCATCTCTAAATGAACAGCCTTTGTTATTTCAAAACGTACACTTTCACTTACTGTCTGTGTTTCACTTATAGAAATTGTTTGAACTCTATTCTTATTATAATTCCTGAATATCTGCAAAGCAATCAAAAGTAAAGTCTCTTCTGTGGCGTCCGGCTCTTGATCTCTAGCAGCTTGTATTGACCTTTTCCATCTATCTTCTGTAATTTTGTCAATCTCTTCTGCCCTTTGTTGTGCTTTGCCAGCTATTATAAACTCAAAGCTCTCTGATATTTTATTCTGAACATCTTGCTTTATTTTCACCCCTGTAAACTCTTTTACTATTCTTTTATAATGCCTTTCTAATACAGGCTTAATACTGCTTATCTCTTTACCTGTTTTTTTTCTTCTTTTCTGTTCTGCAAAATATGAGGCCAGCTCTCTTGCAAAAGTCTTTTCTAATTTAAGCTTCTGTCTTAATACTCGATTTGCTTGACGTTTTGCAAAATCATTCTTATTCATCATCTTCTATGTCCAGTTGCTCTGTTTGATTGTCAGGTAAACCTGTATTTCTGTTATCATCTGTATAATCATCTGTTTCCACAGGAATAATAGTAGCTGGCTTATAAATTAAATCCCCTTCAGTACCGATTGACTCATAACCAACAGTCCCCCTGATTTCATTTTCACTAAAAGAGTAAATCTCTCTCATAGTTTTAGCTCTATCAAGCATACGACCTTTTAACGCTGTAATTTCTTTTTCATCAAAAGTCAACTCAAACCTATCGCCGTCTTTATATCTTGAGAGTGCAAATCTTCCTAATCCACTATATATAACCTTTGCTCTTGGAATAACGCACATATCATAAAAACTGGCAATAGCATTTTCGTAATTATTCATTGTCATTGCGCTGGTTGTAATTAAAGCTAAAGGCACTTGAAATTGATTATAAATATCATTGCTTGATGCCTGCATTAAGTTAACAAAATCCATATCACGTGGGTTTAAAAATAAATCTGTATAATTTATTGGTTCATTTGTAATAATATCTCTTCCTGCACCGTTCGGGCCTCTTGCATTAGTTATAGATTGTGCAAATGCCTCATAAGAATCTTGATCTAAACTCTCAGCCGGACTCCATAATCCTCCCGGCCTATTGCCATCTTTTAACAGTTTAGAATTATGAGAATTCCCATAATATTTAGTTAATGACTGCTGGTATATTGCTTGCAAAGGACTTAATGCGTATACACCGCTTTTCCTACGCTGTGTTAATAATTGTATAGTTTCACTTAACTGATCCCTTGTTTGATATACCCACATCCCACGCTTAGGGATATCTTCTCTATTAAATATAGTAACTTTCCCTTTTGTTAAGTTAATTGTCTGTAAATTATTATTGCCGTCTTGTATCAAAGTAAAATTACTTGAAGGCTCTGTATATATACTTGAAGGCTCATAATTAACATTGCCAACTAATACAGGGAAACAAGCGCCTGTAAGTAAATAAGAAACCATTATTTCATATTTAAATTGCTCTGAACTCATTCCCATTCCGGGATTATCTAATAGGTCTAAAAATGGATGATCTTCTAATATATATTCTCCGGTTTTTTTATCTCTTAATACAGGTCTCATTTGCTGGAATGCATAACCAACCCTTTGACATATATCGTTTATAGCGTCTATATTCTCACCTAACCAATAAGCAT